TCACCTGCCGTGCCAGTGGTCGCAGGTGGCCCAGGCGCGGATGATACCGGCCACCACCGAGCACGCCCCGGCCAGCGCATCATAGTGCCGGCAGATGACGCAGGGCGGCCGATAGTCCGGTGATTTGTCCACATAGCCCGCTGCGGTCTTCGTCATACCAGTCCCCCCAGGGTGCATCGTCACCATCGCCCGCCTCACGCTCGCCCAGACTGTTCGGGCTGCCCCTCGAAGCGGGCGATCATCTCTTTCATCAGCGTCACCACGTCGGTCCGATCCGCGCCGTTGCTGATGTAATTGCATCGACCAGAGCGATCGCCAAACGGGAACACCATCAGGACGAACCCGACAGCACGGGCGTCACCTTTCGTCGCGCCGTTGAAAATCTCGTCCAGGCCGCGCGCCACCGCATTCATCTGCACGTAGAACGCGGCCTCGATCGGCGCATCGCCCAGCTTCTCGGTGGCCTTCTGCTGGGCGAAATGCGCCCGGCGGATCGCCTCGTCACTCACCTGAGCACCACCAGCGTGGTCTCGTGCTCGGGGATCTCCAGCGAGCCAGGCGGTTCGATGCGATCGACCATCAGCTGCACACCCTGAAGCCATAGCGTCGATCCCACCGCCGGCAACGGTTTGCCGCTGGCCCGCCATAGCAGGCTGTAGCGCGGCCGCGGCGGTCCACCGACCACATGGCAGTGCAGCACATGCTTCGCGGCCACATCGCGCACCCCGACATCTTCAGCTCTCATGCCCGACAGCATCACCACCGCAGAGCATGACGCAACCCCCCAGGGCTGGGCCGACCAGGTGCAGGGGGCAGCCAACCCGTTTGCCGTGGCGCTCGGTCGCTACGGCCGCGCGCCGATCGCGTTCGTCCGCGAGATCCTCGGTGCGTCGCCGGATCCCTGGCAGCTCGAGGTGCTGCGCGCACTTGGCCAAGGCCATACCCGCATCGCCATCCGCTCGGCCCACGGGGTCGGTAAAACCTGCGCCGCCGCCTGGGTGATCACCTGGTTCGCCAATACCCGCGCACCGTTCAAGATCGCCGTCACCGCACCCAGCTCCCCGCAGCTGTTCGATGCGCTGTGGCCGGAGATCCTGAAGTGGTTTCAGAAGTTACCACGCGGCTGGCAACTGCTGTGGGACATCACCTCGGACCACATCAAGCTGAAGGCCGATCAGGAGTGTTTCATCACCGCGCGAACCAGCCGCGCCGATACCCCCGAGGCGATGGCCGGCCTGCACAGCAATCATGTGCTCCTGGTGGCTGACGAGGCCTCCGGTATCCCCGAACAAGTCTATGAGGCGGCCACCGGCAGCATGTCCTCGGCCGGCGCGGTGACCATGCTGATCGGTAACCCGACGCGCAACACCGGCTACTTTCACCGCTGCCACACGCTCGAGCGCGATCGCTGGTGGACCCGCAAGGTGCCGGCGGCCGAGAGCCCCCGCGTCAGCCCCGACTGGATCGTCGAGATGGCCGACCGCTACGGCGCCGACAGCAACGCCTACCGCATCCGCGTGCTGGCCGAGTTCCCCACCGTCGATGATGACACGCTGATCCCCGCCGACCTGGTCGATGCCGCGATGGCGCGCGACGCGCCGCTCGATCCGGATGCCCCCGAGATCTGGGGCGCCGATATCGCCCGCTACGGCCAGGACAGCAGCTGCCTGGTGAAACGCAAGGGCTACATCGTCACCGAGATGCCGCGGCGCTGGCGCGGCTACGACACCATGCAGGTGGCCGGCGCGATCAAGAACGAATACGACCTGTGCAGCCCGCCGAACCGGCCGCAGCTCATCGTCGTCGATAGCATCGGCATCGGCGCCGGCGTGGTCGACCGGCTGCACGAGCAGGGCCTGCCAGTGCTCGGCCTCAATGTCGGCGAGCAGCCGAGTACTAAGGACCGCTTCATGCGGCTCAGAGATGAACTCTACTTCCGCATGAAGGAGTGGCTGCAGTCCCGCCGCGTGCGCCTGCCGAAGGACGAGCAGCTGCGCGATGACCTGGTGTCACCGCGGTTCAGTTTCGCCTCCAACGGCAAGCTGCAGGTGGAAAGCAAGGAGCGCATGCGGGCCCGCGGCCTGCCCAGCCCGGATGCCTCCGATGCGCTGATGCTCACGCTCTGCGAGCACGGCATGATGACCACCTCGGAACACGGCTCCGGCCTGTTCGATGCCATGCCGGTGATGGGCGTGATCGCCGGGATGGAGGTGTGAACGTCCGCGACGATACCCGCACGCGGGAACGGCGCAGCCGGCAACTGCGCCACCTGGCGGCGCAGCTCGCCGCCGCCCAGGCCTGCGTCGAGCTGGCCAATGACGAGGGCCGCTGGCGCGAGCTGTTCACCATCATCGGCGATCAGCCGATCGACTGGGTCGATATGCTCAGGAGGCTGCAGCAATGATGCTGCTACTGCTCATCATCGTGCTGCTGCTGGTGTTCGGCGGCGGCGGGTTCTACGGCTACCGCAGCGGCTATTACGGGGCCTATCCATTCGGTGGCATCGGCGTGCTGCTGCTGCTCGTGATCGTCATCCTGCTGCTCACGCATCCCTGGCCATGGTGGCCATAGATGGCCTCGCTGCTCTACGCCAGTGAAGACCAGCAGCCGCTGCTCGGGCCGCTGCAGATCACCCCGCCGGATGCGGGCGTGCCCGATATCGGCCAGGGCGCCGCCGACATCTACAACAAGGTGACCGACTACATCAGCCGCCAGCAGGCCGAGAGCGCCCGCCTGGGCTACTGGGATCCACAGACCGGCCTGCCCACCAGCAAGGGACTGCTGGACGCGGCCCAGCAATACAGCGGCGCCATGGTCGGCAGCGTCGCCGCCCCCGGCGAGGGCACGCTGCTCGATCAGGCGCTGTCCAAACGCGTCTCCACCCGCATCCCCAAGGCGGTCGGCACCGACGCCGCGGCGATCCACGCCGGCAACGATCTGCAGATCAACACCGACGCGATCAGCAACACCTCGGCCGAGCAGAAGGCGGCCGACAAGCTGCGCGGCTACGCCGACGTGCCGACCGATGCCGCGGCCGACAACGCCGGCGTGTTCGGCAACGCGGTGCAGCACTTCAAGGACAACCTGCGCTGGATCTACGACAACATGATCCCCGCGGTGCGCGACCAGGCGGCCGGCTGGTATGACGGCGCGCATACGCTGACCGGCGCTGCCGCGAGCCAATACAGCGTGCCGCATGAGGCGGTCGCCGGGATGACCGCCCGGCTCAGCCCCGGCACCGACTGGAACCAGAACTGGAGCATGACCAAGCGCATGCTCGACATCGATGCGACGCAGCAGGACGCCATGCTGTCGCCGGCCCAGCACGAGCTGATCCAGGGCTACATCGCCGGCCAGGAGAAGCCGAAGGTGCAGGCCGCGCTGCAGAACGAATACGCCGGCATGGCGAACCTGCCGTATCGCGACATGAGCGACATGCAGCGGGCGATGTTCATCCGCAGCCACGACGAGGCCAAGACCGCGCTCGATCCGAGCAACGGCTACTACCCGGTGATCCACCCCGAGGGCTACGAGCTGGGCAACGCCACCAAGGCGGACAAGGTGACGCCGACCTCGCTGGGCTGGCAGTCGCTCGACAACATCAGTGGCGCGCTGTCGATGCTGCGCGACAGCAGCCCCAGCAACATCAGCATCAACCTGGGCGACGGGCACAAGATCAGGAGCTTCTACAACAATATCATCGAGCCCAACTCGCCGGCCGGCGATGTCACCGTCGACACCCACCAGATCGCCGCCTCGCATATGCTGCCGCTCGGCATCTCGCACCCGGTGGTGGAACAGGGCATGCGCGGGCCGCCCTATACCAACGCCACCGGCTCGGCCGGGCTCTATGGCGTCTACGCCGACGCGGTGCGCAGCCTGGCGTCCGACCTCAACCTGTTGCCACGCCAGGTACAGAGTATAACCTGGGAAGGGGTCAGGGGACTGTTCCCCGCCGCCTTCAAACGCAGCAAAGGGGCGGCCGATATCGCGCCGCTATGGAGCAACCCGGATGCCGCAGCCGCCAGGAACGCCATCGGAGCAGCTCGTGGCATCACGGCTGCAGGCGATGAGCCCGTCCGAATACCAGCACCTGATTGGTTCACACCCGGTGCTCGCTAGCATGGTCAAGCACAACGTGCCGCTGACCCGCGACAATTACGTCGACTTCGCCAATATGGGCCGCCCGGCCGAGGCCTGGACCGCCGAGCACGAGGCCAACCTGCCGTGGATCTTCCAGGCCGAAGATGGCTAGGGGCATCATCATCACCGGCGATTTCACCGAGGCGGAATTTGCCGCCCTCGTGGCGGCGCTCAGGCGCCTGGACGATGCCAGGCCAACGGCGCGGTTCGGCATCACCCGGTTCGACACCGCGGCGACCTCGCTGGAGCTGGCCGAGGTGCTGCTGCGCGAGGCGGTGCCGGAGCAGCCGCATCGCCGCACCGATTGGGCGACCCTGAAGCGGAACTAGCAGATGATATTCGCAATGAGCGGCACGATAACTGCGGTCCTGGTGTTACCGCCGCTTCTGTTCACGGTCACTGACGGACACGACGCAATAGTCGCGGCAGTCAACGCATTCTGTGCCGCGACGCTCATGGGCATATTCGGCCCGGCTATCCTGCGCGACCCCAGCGACAGGCGACGCTGCTAAGCCTAGTCCCGCTTCGCCTCCCGCTTGACCGGGACGATCTTCAGATCGAGCCCGGTCATCTCCGACCAGGGCTGCCAGATCGGTGCGTGGCGCAACATGAACGCCCGCACACAGAGATCCGTCAGTAGCGCATTCAGCTGCCGCTGACGCCGCCAGGCGCGCCAGTTCAGCCAGACCAGGGTGAACCCTGCCGCCAGGCAGAACGACCAGACGAACAACGACAGTCCGAGATACCATGCCATGAGCGGAACCATACCCGGTTCTCAGGTCGGCAGCACGCTGCCGATGCCGCCCCCGCCGGCTGGCCCCTCGTCGGCTATCCCGCCGACCGGCGGGGGTGTGCCGCCTAATGGGGCGCCAGCGGGCCTGCTGGCGCCGTCCAACCGGCAATACCAGATCCCGCCCCTGCCGCCGCTGCAGGGACTGCTGCGGCCGACCGGCGAGCTGATGGGGCCGAACCAGGCCATCATGCTGCTGCACCGGGCCGCGGAACCGACCCACGATAATCCCGATACCGATCTGCCGCCGCAGATCCGCGCCTATGTCGCCGGCCTGCGCCCGACCATCAAACCGGTCGCCGCCGCCTGGCAGCAGGAGATCATCTACCAGGCGCTGGGCAAGGACGACCGCGCGATCGAGGCGGCGGCGCGCTACTACTTCCGCATCGCCCAGCAGCACGACATGTATCTGTCGCGCGAGCGCATCACCGCCTCGCAGTATTACGCCGGCCGGCCGTTCGGTGATGAACAGGATGGCCGCAGCAAACTGGTGATGACCGTGGTGCGCGACACCATCCGTGCCACCCTGCCCAGCTTGCTGCGCATCTTCACCGGGGTGGAAGACCCGGTCAGCTTTGAGCCGATCAGCAACGAAATCACCGGCAATGACCAGCTCGCCACTGCGCTGGCGCGCCAGGCGACCGACTATTGCCGCTGGGCCCTGTTCACCGCGAACAAGGGCTGGCAGGTGTTGCACGACGCGCTGCTCGATGCGCTGACCAGAAAGAGCGGCTGGGTGCGCTGGTATTGGGGCAAGCGGGAATACAGCCGCACCGAGGTGTGCGAGGGCCTGCTGCTGCCACAGCTGCAGCTGCTGCTCAGTGAGCCTGGCATCGATGCGCAGCGCATCGTGCGCCGGCCGATGCTGCAGTCCGAGCTGCAGGCGGTGCGGCAGACGCCGGATGGCGCGATGTATCTGCAAGGGGGTGGACCACCAGAATACTGGTCGGCGACCATCACCCGCCACACCCAGCAGGGCTGGCCGATCGTCGAGGCGGTACCGTCGGAGTGTGTCTGGGTGGTCGCCGATGCGGTCAATGTCGAGACCGCGCGGGCGATCTTTCACGTGCGCGACTGCCCAGCCTCCGACCTGATCGCGATGGGGCTGCCGGCGGACAAGATCCTGGCGCACAGCGACACCATGATGCGGCCGCAACAGCGCCGCGAGGCGATCGCCCGCGACCCCGCGACTGGCTACAACATGCGACCCGGCCCACCGAACGATCGCAGCATGCAGTTCGTCCGCTATGCCGAGGGCTGGATCCGGCTCGATGCCGACAACGACCACCACGCCGAACTGTTGCACGTGCACCTGCTGGGCAATGCCTCGACCTTGATCCAGTGGGAGCGCTGCGACGAAATCCCGCTCGCCTGCTTCACGCCGTATCGTGAGCCGGGGCGCATCATCGGCAGCTCGCAGGCCGACATGGTGATGGACCTGCAGCGCGTGCAGTCGCGGGTGATGCGTGCGGTGCTCGACAGCCTGGGGCAAAGCATGTTCCCCAGGACCGTTGCGACCATCGGCCAGGTCAACCTGGCAGATGTCAGGCAAACCGCGATTGGCAGCATCATCAGGGTCGCACAGCAGGGTGCCGTCAGCGAGCTGACCAAGCCGTTCTCCGGCAAGGAAGCGCTGCCGGTCCTCGAGGTACTCGAGGCGGTGCGCGAGAGCCGCACCGGCGTGACGCGGGCCAGCGCCGGCCTCACCATCGATGAGCTGCAATCGACCGCACCGATTGCGGTGGCGCAGCAGACCAGCAATAGCCAGGACCGGTTGGACATGGTGGCGAGGACGCTCGCCGAGACCGGCCTGGCGCCGCTCTATGTCGGGTTGCTGAAAATGCTGGCGCGGCAACAGGACCGGCCGAATGTCGTCAGGCTGCGCGGCCAGTGGCTGAGCATCGACCCCAGGGCGTTGGCCACGATGTGGGAATGCGCGGTGAACGTCGGCGGCCGCGGCACCACGATGGAACGCATGGCGATGCTGGCGCAGATCGCCCAGAAGCAGGAGATGATCATCGGCACACAGGGACTGCAGAACCCGCTGGTCGGTGTGCCGGAGCTGCGCAACACCTATGCGCGGCTGCTGGAGACCGCGAACATCTCCGACATCAGCAGCTACTTCCGCCAGCTGCCGCCTGGCTGGCAGCCGCCG